CTAATATAACTTCTTTTGCTTGTAAAAAGCATACAGCATGATTAATATCATTACAATATCAGACAATATTCTCGATGCGTTAAACGGAATAAAGCCAAATACTATAAATATTAACTCCGCAGAACAATATAGGAATACTAAAAATGCTGCTACCCCTATTATTTTAGATACGATCCGGTTCATTTTCCGCTCCTTTGGCGCATGGATACGTATCGTATCATTTTTGTAGTAATCTGTGAAGATTGCTTTTCAGTTTCACGTTAGTACATTCTGCCACCGTAACTTCTCATAACGTTATTGCACTCAATTTCCATTGTATAATATGCTTCAGTTGAGTCTGAGAAATTAAGAGCTATTTTACAGACAGCGGTGGCGGAATCAGGCCAGCCAGTACCTGTTGCGCCTGTTGTTGGGTCCTCCCAAACTATATTACCAGAAGTTGGCTCAATGCCAGAAGCTACTGATTTAAATATTTTGTATATATTAAGACTTCCGTCTGATTTAAAACAACAAGAATATTTGTATATCCCATCACTACCTCCAGTTAAATCAGATTTAATTGTTATATCCATAACAAACGAATCGTAGTACCCATTCCATTCTTGTGATTGTCTAAACATTCCCTTTGGAAGTGGAATGGTTACAGAAGAAGGAATTGGCGCAGGAGCTGGTAAATTTGTGCTTGGATTTGATATCCCATTAAACGGGAATTTATATAAATATACTTGTTTTTCGCCCGGGACAACTTGCCCACCATTTACCTGATTTATGCTATCAGGGGCGCAAGGCTCAATAATTAAATAGTTAAGATAAACAGCCTCTGAAGATGTGTTGTTAACATAAATAGTCTTCCAACCCCTACCGACAAGAGCGCCCGCCCATGACTTTCTTCCGTCTGAGTTTCTGAGTTGCGTAGTATACGACATTGTTTCTGATATTTCTTTAGGAAACGATTTCAGAGGCATTATATTTACAGGCAAATATCCGTCAACTGATTCGACAGGATCAGATAATGATATTTTGCAACCTGTAATAATACCTGTAAAAAATACGTCCGCGGCATCTGCATCAAGAAAGAAAGAAAAAGACTGCACACCACCAGGATATATTTTACCAACTTGACCGTTCCAGACATAAGATAAGTTGTAATCAGGTGATAGAGATGTTAATTTCCCAAACCACCCGATCCCCTCAGATGCCCGCCCAGGCTGAATTGATGAATATGAAGCTATATTCCTGACAGGTCTAACCCAGCAACCAGCAAGAACAAATGACGCGACAGCATCACCATACTTTGCATATCCTGATTTATTAAAATGAGTTCCATCACTATATACAGAATTATATTTGCAATATTGGATAACACTCTCACTTTCAAATACGGGACAAGCGTATTGATTAGCTACAGCCCTTGCATATTGAGCAAAAAGTGAACCACCGTCATTCTGACCATAATTAATTGGTGTGGTGGTATGCAGCACCACACCACAACCCCAATCAATAAACCTTTTAATTATTTTTTCAATATACTCAACGTATTCGTCCAGCGTTGCACCGCCTACTCCCTGGCTATCATTTATCCCCAGCATAAGATGCGCTACGTTACAGTGAGGGTTATCAGGCCACCGTTCATAAGAAAGTTTTGCCGTATCACCGCTAAATCCGTGGTTTATTACAGTAACATTTGAATTTGTTAATGTTAACAGTCGTTCCTGCAACCGAGAGGGGTACTGAATTGGAGCAACAGTGTATGGGTTATTATTAGGAGGAGCTATAACATCTGAACTGATTGTGTCGTGCCCTATAGTAACGCTGTCTCCCTGACAAACTATTTTTAATTCTCCTCCGGCACGCAATAAGTTATTTGCTGAAGCCAGTAAATTTGCATTACGATATGCATAAGATTTTGTGTTTAATTTATCATTAATAATACCAACATTCGAATGTAGATCATTTATTTCTTCCTGCACAGTCAATCCTGACGTCGTGCCAACTAATGCGGCACCATCATCTGTAGATAAAAGTTGTTTGAATTGATCAGGGTCGTACTTCAACACATTTGGAAAGTAGAACTGCTGCACTGACGAACTTCCGCCACTGTAAACGGCCATCGAGTGTCCCTGTACAGTCACAAACTTTGCAATCTGTCCATTATATACAGGGTAACCAGCAGCATTAATGATGATTGGTTGCGAAACAGGAACGTGAGAACCGTCTTCATTCTCAACATAAACCTGAATCTGGTTTGCTGGGTTGGTAGGGTCTGTATCAATCTGGCCGATATAAATTTTTCCATTGGCTACGGCTTTAAAAGATCGAGCCATTGTGAAGAGCTGGCTCGGCATTGATACTACAACATTGGCAGTGATATCTGACATTTACTATGCTCCGGGTACAGCAAGGCCGCACAATACAAAACTTGCGCAGCATTGCATTAAGGTCGGTTATAATTGCTTAAAAGAGTGGAGGGTTTATGGAACGTGACTTATTGAACTTTGCTTTCTTAATCTTCGGCCTTGTGGTGGGCAAACTTTTATTCGCTTAAGGATTGAGATTTCGCTCCCTGAGCTAATGAGTTAACAATGCGCTCAACATCAGATAACGCTTTCTCGAATGCGGTAGAACCACGTGGCGTGTTAGCCAGACGAAGCATTGCATTACGTGCTGGTTCACTCTCATACATCCTTGCCAGCAAACCATACCCGCCACCAACACCTACCAGTGCAGGGTTAGTTACTGTTCCAATACCTAGGATGAACGGTATAGTTTGCTGACCTGTAGGCGTTGTTACTCCTGCCTGACCAGCACGCTTGGTTGCCTCAAGATAATTCTTAATCCCCTTCAGATACGCAGCATCACGGCCTTTGAAAGCTATACCGGTCTGGTTAGACATCAGGTTAATCTGTCTCAGGAACTGGTCAGGTGAGCCTCCTGATTTCTCCATGGCCTTTCCGATTATGCCGTTGCGCATCTGAGCGCGCCCCACCTGACCGACTGACCGGTACAGATTCTGAACTTCTGATTTATTCTTGCTGAACAACATGTTGTTGACAACTTCAGGAGTTAGATCCCCTTTCATCAGAACGTTCTTCAAGCGGGTATTCTGGAGCTTACTAGCCTCATCTGCGTATACCGCATTGGCCTGCTTGTATCTGCGCAGAGTGTCGTTTCCAAGGTTCTGGCCAATGGAGTTATCAATGTCTCCTGTCATTGCCCTGTATACACGCTGCACTGCCGCCTCAGCTGGCGGTGGCATTTGTGTCCTTTCTCCTCTGACATCCATCCTAAACTGCGTTCTCAGTCTGCTTAACTGTTCCAGGTTAACATCACCTTTAGCCAATTCATTCCTGTATGCCTGAAGTTTGCTAATTGTATCCGTGTCGGCAACTTGCCCTAATTTTTGCAGTTTTCCAATCTCATCATCTATCTGCTGAATTGCTCGCGTTGGCTGAATGTTGACTCCTGTCATTGCGCTCTGAACTTGCTCAAGACGGTTCCCTGCTGCTTTCCGAATTCCTGATGTTTTTGCCTTCAGGCTGCCAATAACAATTGACGGATCATACTCACCAAACCGTGATGCAAATTCATCTACCAACTGACTGCGAGCTTCTTGCTGATTAGCTCGCATTGAACTTGTCCCGGCAAATGGGATGTTTTCAGCCGTTGTTTGAGCCATGCGCCCGACTCGTGAGTTTGGCGGCAAAACATCGGTTGTGTGCAATGGCACATCTGCGGAGTTAGCAAATCGGATTGCCTGTTGTGCTTCAGGAGAGATTGCACCACGCACACCACGATATACAGCGCCGGCGGCACGACCTAACTGGTTAATCGCCCCACCAAGTACAACACCAGTTCCGAGGTCAGTGGCGAGTTCCTCAGGGTTGTCCTGCACACTATTTGCAGCCATAGATCCAACTGCGTTTTCTGCCAGCAAGCGAGATGCTCCTTGTGCAACTCTCCCGGCAATGGTTGGAGCCTGCGCCGCAATACGTTCAGCTCCTACCGGAGTTAGATAGGGCAATGCTTCTGAGAAGATTTTCCCTTCTGTTGTTTGCGGGGTTAGCGCTCCCTGCTGAAGACCAAAATCTTGAGCAATCCCCTCAGTAGTAACACGAGGAGCGGGCTGATAAGTTCCGTCGCCTAACCCTAGTTGCTTGCCAGCCCACGCGCCGGCGCTGGCAACCGCATCAGCCATCGATGCAGGAATATTTGCCAGGTTCACTCCAGCCTGAAGCATTCCGCGTCCTGTTTCTGCTGCCGCGCTCACGATGTCAGAAAGGAAGCCCCCCCGATCTTGTGGCTGTGCTTCCTGCGGTGCCTGTTGAGGCTCTGCTGACGGCACCGGATACGCAGTATAGAAAGCCTGTTTAGCCTGCTCAGCCTGATCGCCTGCCTGAGGTGCAACCACTTCATTGAAGTATTGCTCCTGAGCCTGTGCCTTCTGTTCTGGTGCCAATGCCTGATATTGCTGAGAGGCAATAACGTCTTTCCATGCCTTAGCCATTAATCACCCCATAGTGAAGAAAAGTTGCTGTTGGATGCAGGCTGTGATTTCTGTACAGGTTGGGATTGCTGATACTGCGATTTACCAACATCAACATTGTACTGCTGGTTGTAATTGTTGGTGTATTCCTGAATCTCACGAATAGACTGCTGCATAGCCTCCGGGCTAGAGTAATCTACTTGCGGCATCCCCTGAAAATACATCTTCGCTTCTGCAATGGTGTTGATACCGCTAGCGCCCATATCTCTTGCTGCTGCCACGCCCTGATTCTGCATTCTTCCCTGAATACGTTGTGCGGAGTTATATAACTGTCGTTGTTCTTTGCCTGTGAGTCGGCTGCGAACATCTGCACCAATTGCCGGATTTCCTGCTCCGCCAGTCATGCCAGTCATGAAATCGAGAGCAGAAGCATCTGCATTTGCGATTGCGTCAATGTCTTTCTTCATCGCGTAGTTCTGTGCGCTTGCTGCAGACGTTGGAGGCGCTGCAATAGCACTTGCCGGGACACGAACCATATTGCCGTTATCGTCAATACCTTCGTAAAATGCATTAGCCCCTGCGCCGTGAAGTTTTCCGTCAATGTTGACTGTTCTACCATCTGCAAGCTGAACGACCCGATTCCCCTCAACTCCTGATATCGTTCTGGCGTTTGCCCTTTGCATTGCCAAATCCTGACCGCGGCGGGCTGTAAAGGCTGACATGTCTTGTCCGCGCATAGTAATATTTTGCCCGCGAGCCTGAAGTCCTTCCCCTGCTTTATTGCTGCGGATTGTTTCAGCAAGTCGACCTCGATCAATCTCGCGACCTGTCAACTTGTCCTGAATATCAAAATACTTTTCTGGTCCTACCGCGTGCATCCCAATAAGGTCTGTTAACTGCGTGAAGCCTTCAGGGCTTTGTTGATATGTCTGCCACGCCTGTTCAGGAGATACGCCAATTTGCTGCAGTGTATTCTGGTGAGTGGCAAGCTCTCGCATCACCGCTTCAGGCCCCTGAGCGGCGGCAATATTCAATCGTGCAGACATATCGCCCATCGCCTGATTTCTGTCAGCATCAACAAAGCCCATGCCCTGACGAATTGTTTCAATCTGGTCTGGATTGGTGGCTGCAAGTTGACGCAAGGCGTCCCGATCACCTGCCGCATAAGCCTGACCGAAAGCTTTTTGAAAGTCAGAAAGCCTCTGAGCAGCCTCATTCTGCTGTATTGCCTGACCAACTGCACCAAGACCCTGAGCAAGTTGAACTCCAACGTTTGGGCGCTGGCTAAAGTCGTAGTTTGATAGTGATGGCTGCCCGGGCGCGTTTTGGTTTGCCACCTGCATTGACGGCAAACCAGCAAGTTGAAATGTAGCCACGATAACTCCTTAGAAGAGTGAGCCAAGCAATCCGATACCAGCACCGATACCAGCGCCCCATGGCGTGGAAGTACCTAACAGGCTTGCAATACCAGCACCTGCAAGCGCACCACTCGTACCCCCGCTAATGGCACTTCCAAGCGTGGATTGACCAGAACCCTGAGAGCGGATAGCTGCCATCTGTTGTGCAAGATTACCTGCGTTATTTGCATAGTTCTGTCCTGCCGATGCCTGGCCTGCTGCCGCAGACTGACCAACGTTTAACAGGTTGCCATAGTTTTGCATCTGCCCTGACAACCAGTTCTGCCCGAGCGTTGGTGCAATGGATGCAATTTGGTTTGATGTTGCTGTAGAGCCAAGACCTCCGGTGGCTTCCGCTGCATTCAGGCTTTGATAGCGAGCCTGATCAGCCAACTGTTTATACTGGTCTGAGTTGTAATACTGATTGAGAGCACTGTTCTGACCTTCCAGCGTTGATAGCTGCTGAATCTGCTGGAGAGCCGGCAAACCTGCGGCGGCGTAAGGTGCCAACTGCTCCATCACACGATTGAATTGTTGGTTTTGCAGGTCTGCTGCGTACTGTGTTGCTTTTGCGGCTTCTTTTGCCCCGCTGCTTGATGAGCCACCTTTACCGCCTTTTTCAGGATAATAAGGTTCCTCACCGCGCAGTTTCCTGCCCAGCGTAAATGCATATAACATGGCTATCTCCCGTGATTCAGGAAGTCGATTAGTTCTTCGCGTGTGGCGCTGTAAAACGTCACGTCATCCACGCCTTTGAAGTATTTCTTGATGGTTCCTACACGCTTAAGGCCAATCATTGCGCAGTACATCTGGCCGTGGCGAAATTTGCGTGCAGCAAATGATGTAACGCACTGAACGGTGGTGTTGGCGAGAATGTATCGCCAGAACGTCATCCCGATTTCCTTACTGAATCCGCGAATCTCAGGCAGGTACATGGCGTGGCAGTCAAAGGTTAGCGGCTGAATCTCGTTGTAATACACGATGCCACCGAACTGACCATGTACGTTCACTTCGAAATAGCGGCACTCAGGCTTGTAGTCGTATCCGTCACCGTTGTTACTCCCGGCGATGATGTCGGGATGGTTGCCGACCGTTTCTATCAGGTCGATGTTTCGGGTGGGAGTGAATGTAATCATCAGTTGATCAATCCATGAGTTCGTATTGCATCTTCGAGAGCTTTGATACGCTGCCGCGCCTGCTGCAATCCGGTAGCCATAGCTGATACCTCAGACTGCGTATATGTGGCACTGACCGTGTATGCCTGGTTAGCGTTGAATGCACCGAGAAGCGCAGCTCCTGTTGCTGCTGTCCATCCGGTCTGTCGAGCACCGATAACTTTAGTACCGCCAACTGAATAGGACGTTGTCACGTTGAGAGGTGACGCCAGCGATTGTGTTGCGGTGGCTGTTTTCGATACGTAATCAGCCAGCAATGCAGAAATATTTCCTTCAACCGTCGCCACTCTACCATCAAGAGCGCTGACATCAGCCTGTAAGGTGACTATTTCGCCTTCAGCCGTGGTTAGTCTGACATCCAGCGTCGCAATTGCATTGGTATTTGCAGTAATACGGATTTCATGGTCGTCTACGTCGATGCGTAACTGCTGAATTTTCGCTTCGTGGTCTGCAAGCTCAACATCCTGCTCATCGTTCTTTACCTGCGCGTCATAGGCACCTTGCCCTGCTTCGTTTGCCTTTCCCGCAATAGCGCCAACGTCAGCCCCCTGCGCGATTACGTAGAGCAGATAAGACCGGCTGAAGACGTTGCGGGGGAGGATTGAGGCATCAAGACGAGTGGCCTGAATAATGACAGGATTATTAAGTGACGGGTCTGCCATATTTTACTCCAGACGAATTTGACACCCGGATAGTGTTACTGGTGATTTGGTGATTACCCGCAGTTTGAATCCGATTAATCGACGAATACGACCTACACGCTTCCATAAAACTCTCTTGTCGTACACAAACGGCTCATTCTGCTCAATCATCTGTTCGCCACCGTAATTGATTCCGTCTGTGGTTGCAGACAGGAACAGGCGGTCAGCGTATTGAGCAACACCAGTGGATGATTCAACTTCGAGGTCGAAGCATCTGGCGTTATCTGCCTTGAAGAGGGGCGTAAACAACAGGTGTTCTTGCTGCTTGTCGTACTGACTACTAATATCAAATTGCAATTTCCCAGTCACCGATTCCAGCTTATCGCCGCACGTTATCTGATTGCCTTCGTAAATGAAGTCGATAGCGCGGTACACATCGTCATACAGGCCTGTTTTCAGCACACACCAGTGCGGACCATTGGCGCTTGAAGATGCGTCGTAAACAAGAACATGGCGCGGAAGGTGGATAATCAGCAACTCATGAGCATCAAACCGCAACGATTCCATCACGCCATCAGCCAGTTCATCAGCAGTGTAGGAGCGGAGGATTTTCTCAATGCTCGCGCTGGCGATAGGTGACACCTGACCGGAGCCGATGATGTATACAGACGGCGCACCCGTTGCCGGATTGCTGATGAACGCATAAGAATCAGCGAATGGCGTTTTACAGTAAGTCCCGGCAATGCCTTTCTGCACCATCAGTGATGGCTGTGCGACATACAAAGCAGCACCAACAGTGGTTGCACCAGTCAGGGAGAAATATTCAATCGTCGATGAACCAAAGCAGACGATGAAGTCTCGCCATGTTCCGATGCCGATGATTCCGTCAGGCTGAGACTCGGCACGATATTGTGCACTGTAGCGGTCAGGATGCGATTCGTCTTCAAGGTCAGTGATAAACCATGAATCAGTACCGTCTTTTGACCACGCATAACGCCCACGTAAGCGTGTAATGTCACGAACCGAACCTAACTCATACTGAGTGAATCCACTGTCTGTAGGCCAGTTTGAGACGGTTTTAACCGTGCCATCATAACGATACTCTACCAGTTGACCATTAACGCCTACCGCCTGTGATGTCCGACCATGCGCCATTGATACACGACCACTTCCGGAAACATCACCGACTTCACTTTCTCCTTTGTAGAGCTTGCCACCACAGACACGATAAACAGCATTCTGCGCCATGTTGTACTCGACTCCGCGCGATACACCGTTTACATCAGAGCGTTTGGCAATGCCCGGGAATGAGCGAAGATATCCGCTGCTGTTGAGTATTTCTTTGGGTGTAGCCAGCATATTCACTGGCAGATAGTCGATATAGTCAGCGTTTCGGAAGTCTTTGCCGACACCTTTCATGAGCGGAAGTTGCTGAATCGGCATTATTCGCTCCCGTTATCGCAAGGTTCCTTTCGGTGGAAGTAATTCCAACCATTCCACTTCGCCAACTGGTTACCACTACCAACAGGCATACGGTTTGGATAACCGGACTTACATTTAGCGGCTTTTGCTCTGTCCATTGCAGACAGTTTGACGAGTCGCTCTTTCCCGTATCTGGCAGTGGTTATAAGTTTTGCAGACGCTTCCAGCGCATAATCTGGAGCAATGCGGCAGGCAAGGTTGAAAATGACGGCATTGATAGTGTTATTTGATAAACCGTGTTCATCGCCTGGATCTGGAGCGACATCTTCATCAGCGAAAATGTAGCCAACGTTGATACCAGGTGACGCATCACCTCCAAGCCATTCAGCCATCATCATTTCAAGGTCGTTGACGCCGTCTTCCATAGACTGCGGTTCGACATCGGTTAACGTGGCATTTGATGCCACACCGAGCTTACGTAATGCCGCAAGAACTAAATCACCCTTCGTTGTCAGGTTCATCTGCTGCCGCCTTAGGTTTTCGACCAGGCTTTTTACGCTGTTTTTCTTCTGGCTCTGCAACATCCTTCAAAAGGTCATCAGGATGTGAAAACCAACCAGCATCCAGATATTCCTGAATCTCTTCGGCTTTCACGATTTCAAAGTCGTAGCCAACGCCTTTCCACTTCTTCATGTCGCCATGACGAAAGATCATGTGTGTCATGTTTGTCTCCAGATAAAAAAGGGAGCCGAAGCTCCCTCTGGTTATCACGCGGTCTGGTTAGGCAGACCAACACCAATTGCCTCTGGTCGTACAGCACATGCTGAATACCACACAGCAATACGGCACTTACCAGACAGAGTGTTGATATCACCCTGCGTTGCGAAGATGCCGTTAACACCAATGCCAGGAATGCTGAAGGAAGAAGTTTTCATGCCAGCAAACAGTTCATGGGTTACCGGGATCGGCTGAGACAGTAGGCGGATTGAGTCATCAGCCCAGAACACGTTAGCGGTGGTTGTTGCCACGTTCAGAACGTTTACCGGAGTGGTATCAGCAAGAGAAGTGTTTACGTTAGCGTAAGCCTTCTCTTCTTTTGTCAGTGACGCGTCATCCAGTGCAATCGGTTTCGGCGTGATTTCGATGTGAGTACCATCGATCACACGGGTGATTGAGAAAGTCGCATCATCAGTTAGCACGTTCTTTGCCATCTGAGACAGGAATTTCACACCAGTGAAACTGATTTTGTCGCCGCGCTTAAATCCGGTGGTGGAGGATACGGTCACCGTTGCAACACGGTTGTCGACGTTCTCTTTGTTACCATCGGTATCAAGGGTGTATGCCTGCGGCTTAAACTTCTGCTCACCAGAAACAGTTACACCAGTAGCGGTTGACTTGGTAACTGCCGGAAGTTTCGGTGAGCGAAGAATTTCATCAAAGCCAGCAATCTGACGCTGAATAGTACCGTTGCGATACGCTTCTTCAGGAACGCGCCCGAAGATGTCACCATCTACCAGGTTGCGGCCTGCTTTGCGGTAATCATCAGGGTTCAGGAAGTAACTGATGCCCATATCGCGGTTTAGCTCACGGGAGAACATCAGGCGCTCTGCATCAGACACAAAATCCCAGCCAGACAGACCAGTAGATGGACCAATTGCGCGGGTATCGTGAACAACAAGCGAGCCCATTTCAGTTGCCTGTTTGGCAATCGCTGACTCAATGTTATTCGCCAGTTTTTTGGCGGATGCCTGGATGCGGCGACGGTAAGAACGCTCATCACGCAGGTCATCTGCACGAAGCTCGAAGAAATCGTTATCCGGATCGCCCATGTTGCATTTCACGGACAGCTCCAGAATCCCGGTTGCGTTGCCAGTTAAATCCCAGCCAGTCTGGGTTGGCGCTTCCTGCTCAACAGGCATCCACACGGTGTTGCTTGAACGCTGCATGGGTTCTGCCGGAGGGGTGTATTTTGTCACTTTGGACGCCATTGGCGTCAGGTTCTGGACGGTTTCGATGATTTCATCCAGAGCATACGTGACCAGTTGACCTTCATTTAATGCCATTATCGAATTCCTTTATTCAGTTGCGCCTTGAGCTTGCGGTACGTCTCTACATCCCCTTTGTTTGCTGCCGCTTCCATCTGCTTTTCAATCGCAGAAATATTTGCAGCAACAGCATGTCCCTGAATGGGTTCATCAGGTAACGGGGCTTCTGAAACAGGCTTGGCTCTAGGCTTGAGAGTTAAACGTTCTGACAGTCGAGTGAGTTCAATCAGCGCTGATTGCCCGTCCATCGCCAGCAACTGGCGTGTTTTCTCAGGATTAGCACCAAGGTGATACATGAGAGCAGCGGATTTCTCCGGGAAGAGGCGCATGATGTCGGCACCGACTGCTGGCGGCACCAGTTGCATGAATGCATCCTCTTTCTCCTGATAGTCAGGGATATTGAGCTTTTCCGCTGCGTCGTAGTGCTTACGGGCTGCCTCGACGTATTGCGCTGATTGCTGGGTGAACTCCTGAGTTTTGCGACCCTGCTCGGCGACAGCCTGGCTTCGTGCGTCCATAGCCTTGATCTGCCATTCACTGTTTGCCTGCTGGAAGGCAGCCAGTGCGCGGCTCTGGTCATAGTCGTACTTAGCCAGTGCATCTTCGGAAAGATAATCGTTAGGGTCTGGTTGTTTTGGTAACTCAGGGTTCACCCGCAGGTGCTCCGGCAACTCTCCACGCTTAACCGCTTCCATCTGCTGCTCAAGCTCACGCTGGCGTTTGCGTTCGATGCGGCGACGGGCAAATTCAGCATTAGTTGCCGGGTCTTGTTTTGGTTTCTCATCGTCTTTCAGGACAATCTCGAAGCCTTCTTCCTGACCTGCGTTGTCGTTGGCATTATCGACAACTAAGCCATCAGCAGATGCCGCTGCATGATTGCCGGGCAGGGTTAATTCTTCAGAAGCCTGAATGTCGGTGGTTTGGTCCATGATTAACTCTCTCTTATTGAGGTGTCTCGGCTACTCCGCCGGAGGGGATTTGAACTTGACGCATAAGATTCGCGAAATCCATGCGTTGTGAATGAGTCTGGTCTGCATCTTTAAGAAGCAGCTCAGCGTTAGCACGAGCATCTTTGCTGCGCTGTTGCTGGAATTGACCTACGAGCTTGAGGTACTCACGCAGTTCTGCCTGCTTGTCGAGGTCCATATTGTTGAAGATTTCTGCAATCTTCGCGGCGTTGAGTTGGTTTTGGGCTTCAACCTTGGCGGCTTCAACCTGAATCTGCGCTTGTTGGTTCTCTGCCTTGAGCAATTCAGCCTGGCCTTGCAGAAGGATACCCTGCGCCTGAATTTGCTCTGCTGATGGCTGCTGCGGCTGCTGTTGCGCCTGTTGTACCATCTCCATCTCTTCAGGTGTTTCTGGTTTCTTCAGCCCCATCATCACCAGTTGCTTGTTCGCGTACTCTCGCATCATCTCGACGCCTTTACCGTCAAGCAGCGTGAAGTATTGCAGCATCAGCATCTGGAACTCTGGAGTACCTTGCGGAACCTTGGTGAGTAACTCCTGAATCTCTGCGCGGTTCTGTTCCTTCATGCTCTGGAAGGATGGTCCAACGTCCGTATAGCACTCATAGCGACCGCGAATGTCGTTGAGTGTGACCACATTACCGGACTGGTAATCTACAACTTGCGCGTAGAGTTGAACGTCTTTCTCGCTTCCATCTTCGAGTGTCAGCGTTACATGACGAGGAACGTCATAAATATCGTTGACCATTGAGGCATAAATCTCGCCATCACGTCGCATTGCGGTAGCCAGGTTATCCTGAAACACGTATGTCTCAAGGTCTGCCCGCATGTTCAGTTGATTGACGGTATCGAAAGCGACCTGACCATTTGCCGCCTGCGCATCCACGCCAAGACTAGCCACCTCTTTCACTGCGTTGGTGGCAGCCTCAAGCATGTAAGCGTTGGCTTGCGGCACTTCAGGGTTTTCCATGTAGGAGATTGGACCAATCGGCAGGTCGTTACCGTTTTCATCGGTCCTGTTCTGCAGATAGTACGGATAGTCATCATTTCCACCGTACATGTATTCGTAGCCTTCGATTTGCTCAGGGAAGAAGGTCGGTTTTTTCTTCGGTGAACGAGCAACAATATCGGCGTTGAACGACATGATCATGTTACGAAGGCGTTGACCGTCTTTCGTCAGCCTTACCACGCCCTCGTAGCACTCCTTGTCACCAGCGAATGACCATTCGCCGTACACAGGAACGATTGGGATATGCTCTCCAGCTATCTTCTCGCGGTCTTTCAGTATCTGCGTGCAGGTGATGATCGACTTATACACACGCCGACGCTTGACCTTACGCTCTGCTACCTTAATGAATCCACGATTAGCCAGGTCGTCGATGACGTCTTTGATATCCTGCTGGTAATAGCTGACCGGCTCACCTGTCAGCGGGTCGCGGTAGATGAAGACCTTCTCTTTCTTCTCTTCGACCTCGTAATACTCAGCGACGTAGACGACATCATTCGATACCCACGGAAACAGCCATGTATCGTTCGGATTCTGGAAAGATGGCAAGGTGTCCGGATCAATACCGTAATCCTCTGCGAACTCTTTCCAGCCATTGCGCGACAAGGCGTTAATCACCGTGCAGTGCTTAGCGTCGCTCTTATCCATCTGCTTGCTGTTGGCGTCCCATATGACGTGTGAGCAGGCTTCATGAATTGGCAAGCGTCTGATTACCTGATTGTTGCTTGTTGGGTCGTTGTCTTCGTACTGTGTGACCAGACGCCATGCACCAACGCCGGACTCTATCTGCTCACGAACGCCAACGTTAACGGCAATCTTTGCCGTGTTATGGCGCATATCAGTACGATACATCCCCATCAACACATCAGCTGCATCAGGATTAGCGCCGTCTTTGGGTCGGAAGAGAACGTCGATAGGGTTCCGGCGCATCTCTGCGACCAGTTTCCTGACCACCGGGCGAACAACATCGAATTGTCCGCGATATTGCAGGGTGGTGTAGTTTGATAGCCAGTCATCCCATTGCGACACTCGGCTAAAATACAGGTCATTTGTCGCCTCGGTTCTGGCTTCATCGCTCGCCATCCAGTCTGCGTCAAACTTACACAGAATGGAATTGAGTCTGTTTTCGTCGGCCATTTAAGTTCTCCGTGCGATGGGCCTGATTGGGGCTGGTATCTTTTTCTCTTTTGGTTTTTTGATGTCGCGCATCATTTTGGCGAAGCGGCGCATCATGTATGCATAGCGAACGGCGGAGAGAACGTCATCGTTAAGCTTGACGATTTTCCCGTTTTCATCACGGTGATAGAGGCGGAACTCCTCAAAGAATGGCTCACAGGTGTTGAATACTTTGAAGCGACCATCAAGCATCATGTCGCGCAATTCAGTGATGCCAGGCTCAACAGCATTACCGCCATCAGGCCATGTCGCATGCTCCTGCAACATCATAAAACCAGCGTCCGCGTACTGCCCTTTAAGCTGCTCACCGCCGCCCTTCTCGTGCTGGTTTCCGTCATGAGGCCATGCGGTTAGCACTTTATGCGCCCATGATTTAACGGCTCCCCAAGCCTGAACGGCTGTTTTTTCTTTCGCCTTCCACACGCGTGAAACGTAGATTGTGTCTGCATCTTTATCCCACCAAAGCTGAACATGCGCCTGCGGGTGATCCCATCCGAAATCCATCCCGCCAATTACGTAGAAGTGATCAGGACACTCGAACGGCTGACACTTAATCGTCTCTTCCGGTATCTGGAAGATTCGCCCGCTACCCATCGTAGGAATACCGCGAGCACGCGCCTCTCTCTCATGCTCAGGATAGGATGCGATGATTTGCTCTTTCTGCTCGTCGGTGTAGTGCTCAGCGTCATAGATGGTCATGTTGACCACTTTCTGAGACTTGCTGGGATTCTTCAGGAACTTGGTAACAACGTCAGACATCCCCATCAGCGGGGTAAACGTCAGAATTGAGAATTGCCCGTATTTGTTGGTACGGGTAAGCCCTTCGCCATAAATGCTGTATGGTGGTTCTTCGTCAAACCACACGCCGTGGATTGTGTCACCCTGCCAGCGAGCGCGGCCTTGCGAGTATGGTTTGAAGTAGCAGATTGAAATGCCATCTTCAACGCCATCAGCCGTGTGATGCTTAACCAGAAGATGATCAACAAGGTTCGGAAAGAAAGGAGACTTCTTCCAGCTAATGATGTCTTCTTTCGGTATGGAACCGTAGCCAGGCTCATCATTCTCTTCGATACGACCGCACAGGATGCGTTGAGTCGTTTTGGTTACAGTCTCGTTTGTCTCTCCACCAATCCAGAAGACAACAGGCTCATAGAAACGCTTACCTTTCCACTCCCCACCATATTTACCATCAGCCGGATATCCTTTTGTTCCTGGATAACGTCCGGTAAGGTGAAACGCGACTTCAGCAGCACCAGTAAATGACTTACCAAGCTGGTTACCAGCCATAAAACAGCGCTCTGGATAGTCATGCCCGGCGTCGATGAACTCACGCTGTTTGCTGTATGGCGTAAATTCATATAGCAGGTGTGTGTTCCGGTAGTTCTCTTCTTCTTCGAGTAGCTCGAGCAATTCTATTTGCTCTTCGTCGCTCAAGTTATCAAGAATCGCGTCCAGTTCCACGGTTGAATAGCTCCTTGATACGAGAGCGCCGCTTATCGCGATCTCCCTTATCAGGTGTCACGTCTTCAACTTGCGACTGCTCTTTGAGGCCCAAATCACGGGCGATGATGTTAGCGTTGAGAAGGTCAGCGGCTGCGCCAGAAAATTTCTGGTCGTAGATGATGTCTTCCGCTCGTGATGTGACGTCAGAAAAACCTTCCATTGACCGGAAGGTTCCCCATGTTTGCCTGGTGATATCAAGGAAGGTACACAATCCTGAAATAGTCATGGCTCGCATCTTAGGGACATTAGCCTTAATTATTTCTCCCTGATATGAAAATACCTTACCCTCCCATAGCGGGTTATCATCAGCCCACTCGAAGTATTCACAACAAGCAGCCCACAGCGCCTCAGGCGATTCGAATTTAGGATTTCGCCCATGACTACTGCGGGCCTCCCAAAATCGGTTGCCCTTTGGTGCCGCCATATTCATCTCACTTAGTTGTTATTTCAGGCTGATGGCTCTTTCGCGCCTTCAATCAATGACTGCTTCAGCAATTCGAGTGTACCAATCGCCTCGCATAAACTGATTTCACCATCGTAATCATGGATGACGCTTTCCAGCCGCTCGTATAGCTCTTGAGTAATTGGGAATTTCTTCTCCTTACCCAAATTGATTACGCGGCTCACATCATGCTCCGGTAGTGAACAGGTCTAACGCTTCCTTCGATTTACGCACCGCTTCGAATGTGCGGATCGTGATATCCGAATTAGCGCCGCCTGACTGGAAGTGAATTTTGAATAGCTCAAGCTTCAGCTCGTCAGTGCCAATGAACTGAAATGCTTCCTCTGCGGCTGCGTTCTGGTTCATGACCAGTTTGTAAATCTCTAACTGGAATTTCTGTTCTTCAGTCATGGGAATAATCTCTGCCATTGTTGGCTCCGTTTATCCGTTAAAAGGGATATCAGTTAAGTTATCCCGTGTAGGGTATAAGCCATTGTCGAGACCACTCATTGAATGGTCTCTGCAATAACCGATGTCTTTCCATCAGTCCGCCACCACAAAGAATCTTTTTTGCCATAAGGCTGGAGGTTCATCTTTCAGTGGCTGCCAGTGTTATTTCCCCACTTACTGGCTTGGGTTGTTTCGCGGTGCTGCCGTTAATTGATGAGTCCGGGGATTATTTCAGTTCGTTACCAGGCATTTCTTTTAGCTCTTTCAAATGACAACGATTGAGACTAAACCACTCCCCGTGCGACCTATAGTTGTAATATTTTTGGTGCAATTTGGTTTCAAGCTCTCTATCGGCCGGAATCTTTGCAATTAGATTTAGCTTCCCACCACTCATGCGAGATATCTCTGAAATTCGTTTATTAACCCTGCGACTAAACCCTATTTTTGTTAGCCCACTATCTTCAGCATGCAGAACGTACACATATGATTTTTGCGAAGCACTGGGTGCGACTTTGTTGTAATTAATCATGTCAAACATGAAGCCTTGCTTTAGCAAAGTTTCAAAAAAGATAGAATTAACACACCCATTCCTTCTCAGCTCTGCACTTAGCTTGTCAATTTCCTCTATGATGTCGCCAGACCCCTTTCCACTTATAAGAAAATCTTGGTACATGCGACCAATTCTTGAGGTAATTTCAACAAAGTTATTCATAGCGTTTACCTTTTAGAAAGATGAGCCTGTTCGCACAGAAAAGCCGTCCCCGAGATGGTCGCCACCATATACGGCAGTTCTCAGGCTCAGCTTTCTGAAAGACTCGGGATTGTTACGCGCTGCGATGCGCGGTTTACTGCAGATGTAAAAAAGCCCCGCGAATGCGAGGCTAAATCCTGGTATTTGTAATGAACTGGCTCTTATCTCAACGCAGCCCCTTACCGCGTGCCATATGCTCAACTTCAAGCATCAGCAATGAGATGTTTAATCTGGATTCACTCCAGAAGTGATCACCACCCTGTCTACAGAGCCAGATGTGAAGGATGATGAGTAAAATTATCGCTATCATCGAAGGCATTGCGTCATGATGTATTCCTGAAGCGTTCTCAGTGATGTTTGGTCGCTGATGATTCCAGATCTGATACTGAGAACGTTTCGTCCAGCAACTGGAGAGAGTTCGACGGTGGCATCATTGCCCATGCCGGAGGCGCTGGAGGTTTCGGCTGAGGATGGCACAGGGCATTTTCCTTTGACGAGCACCCTGCCACCATTATCAAGCTTGCGCCGAAGAGCATCATTTTCAGCTTTCGCATCAGCTAACTCCTTTGTGTATTTAGCATCGAGTGCATCAGCATCACGCTGGCGCTGCTGCATGTCAGTAATGGTGGCGGTCGCCTGCTTCAGTTCACTGACTTTTTTATCGCGCTGCTCTTTGTAGGTAATGGCGTTATCACGGTAATGATTTGCCAGCCGACCGGAAACAATTAGCGAGACGAGCAACAGGCCAACAAACATCGTTTTCCAGTTGAACATCATGACAGGAACAGCGCTCTTTCTCGCCGCCTCCGAGGAAGGAGAATATCAGGGTCTTTACCAGCTTTTTTCCATAGCAGGAAAGCATCTGCTGCTGCCTGGTAATTCTTTAAATTCAACTGACGCAGAACGGTAGAGCCAGCAAATGCTGATTTTCCTATATTGAATATCAGGCTACATAGTGCATCATATTGGTTCTGATTCAGCGTGACGCGAACAAGACTACCTATCGCATCTTCAACCCACTGCAAATCCTCTTTAAGCAGTTCAGACGATTTTTCGGATGTGATTGTCATCCCTGATACGACAGGATTACCATCCACTTTTCCGGTATGTCCAACCCCAATGGTTGGTATCCCCCTGCTATCTGGATAGGCTTTTAGTCTCTCGCCCTCTTCACGTTTTAATCTGGTGATTCCGTTACTGCTGATTTGCATCATCGACTCCGGCTTTTTTAGCAGCGAAGCGTTTGATTAGCGAACCAATCGAGTCTGTGCCGATGTAGCCGATAAATACACTCGCTATGTAAGCAAGATTGCTACTCAGTCCGGCGAAGACTAAAAGGTCACGAATGAACCAGGCGATAATGGCGCACATCGTTGCGTCTATTAGTGTTTTCTTAAACGCACCGCCATTATACCGACCGCGAAGGTACGCCATTGCAAACGCAAGGATGGCCCCGATGCCCTGTTCCTTTGCCGCCATCATGGCGGTTAACAGATCATGTTTTTCTGGCATCTTTTTCATGTCTTACCTCACGACCGTGAGGATTTGTTCAATGTTATGAATTGGTTGATATTGGAAAGAACAAATCCAGGATACAGTGATTAGTAACGTGGTTTGTTCGTGACTAATGGCATGAGCAAATCAGGCAGGAGGCTGTTAGCGCAGTCTCTTGCCACCCATCTTCACGAAGCCCAGCCATAGTGCTGGGTTTTTCATATATGTAAAACGCCCTACCCGTAACCACGAAAGTTAGAAGGCATCTGAGATGTTCTGGTGTTTGGGAGGGCGCTTTCAGAAATGTCGTGCCAGAAATGCAAAAAGCCCGTGGTTTTTGCCTCGGGCTTTCTTTTTAATCCACCTTAACAAAGGACGGATTTCTACTGTTAGGGTTATGATATTCTACTTTTCGTCATTTTGCAAGATGCAATCGTTATCGGAATAAAACTTAGCTGGTAACTTTCGATAAAACTACATTTGCAGCAGACTCCTCCATTTCAACCTTGCTAATTAATGACTCATAGAATGGCTTAATAGCCTTATCCCATACGCCTGGTGAAATTGCAGCGGTGAACTGACATATCGCACGAAAGCATGAGGCCGCAGGTATGCGCTCATACCCACGCCCTGAGCACTGCTTGCAGGATGAATAAACTGGAGCGCCCTGTAGTTCTGATTTCTTCCTGTCCAGCGCTACGCCACGCCCACGGCATTTAACGCAAGATGTAGATACAACACCTGCGCCATTGCATTTAGTGCATAGTGTTTCCGTTACCTCCACAGCCGTCTTTGCAGGAGTTTTCTCTCCACACCCGGGATGTTTAACGATCCGCTTCTTTTTCCTTAATACTCCGCGCCCCTTGCAGCACGAACACATGACATTACTAGCTGCCGACCGGCAGTAATCCTGATACGCGAAAGTTGCGAGCGTTTGCACTACTTTCCCTTTAACATTGGTATCAAGTTTGCGCAAGGCAGCCACCTTGTCGCAATGCTTCATCCCATGCTGTACCAGTAACTGAATTGCCTTACGCTTATCGTTGTCGCTCAGGTTCATCTTGCCGCTGAAAGCACTGAACCCGAGCGGAGCGCGACTTTGCGCCATACCAAATGCTGCCATCACATCGGTATTAGTCAGTGAGTCTGATGCCGTTGCTCTCGGTGAATCTGATAGTTGAGGAGACTTCGGAGAGTGGAATTTCACAGTGTTTTCCAAATTCATGCAGCATCGCCTCCCGATGTCTTGTTCAATCCAAGCCGGTTCACCAGTTCGCGCTCTCGATCATGCAGATAATTCATTGCCTTCTGGTGTTGCTCCGTCATCTCTCTGATGCTGTGCAATTCAGCTTCGTCACGCTCACGCTGCTGTTTCGCCTGGTTAATGCTGGTTACGGTCATAGATACCTCTCCCGCCCTGATGAATCATTAAAACGCCGTTAACGATGGCGTGATACCTGGCTTCTTTGTCGTACAGATAACGCCTTACTGTGTTGCGATGGCAAGATAATCGCCTGGCTACTTCTGTCTGGTTTCCATATGTCTCTATGAGCATGTCTGGAATGGTTTTGATAGTGTGTGTCATGCGGCCTCCCGGATAACCTGCTCATGACTCAGATATTGACCCCAGCAACTGACCAACAATCTCGCTTTCACAACGGCTTTCTCTTCGTTGCGCCACCTGCAGAACCAGTTAACAGCGCCTTCCATTTCTTGCCTGACCTTGCCGGCATTGTCGAAATGCAGCGGATAGACAACATCATCGAAAATTGCCGCAGTGGTCATTGGGTATTGGATTTTGCTCAT